GCACCTGATGCTCCTTGAAAGGGTTCAGTTCTGTTTTCATATTTAAATCCTAAAAGATCTAAACCTGTTTTGTAAGATTCTTCCCATTCTTTTCTTGATGCTTTGTAATCCATATAGTTGTTGATCATGTCAGCACCAACTGGTTCTAAAACATCATCTGGTAAAATATCTGCAAGATTATCAAAGTGTGATTCTGTGCCCGGTATGTTTATAGCTCCCGGTTCAAAGTCTAGTGTTGCACCACCGTCCTCTTCAGGGATAACTTCTACGGGTCCTTTTTGTTCTTGTGGTTCCTGAACCGCAACTTCTTCTGCTATCTCTTCATCGGAAGGGATATCTAATTTAGTTCTAGTGTTCGGGAGTCCTTTATCTATATCTGCCATTTATACTCCTATCTTTTAATACCACGTTTTAATATTCCTGGCAAGCCTTGCGAGTCAGGATTCATTGATTCTGTTTGTGGACCTTGATCTATACCAGCTATTTTAGCTATGCCACCCCCCGCTAAACCAAAAGGTTTAACTGGTTGAAATGTCGATTCTGGATTTTCATATGATTTAATTGCAAAGGCAGAAGCTGGATTAGTTATAGATCTTAAATCTAATAAACTTTGTTGTCTACCTTCTTCAAATTTAGGAGAAAGTATACCTGATATTACAGGTCCTCTAGACTCTAGTTTTTGTATTGCTGCTAATCTATTTGCCTCAGCTAAATCTTTTTGAGCCTTTTCAAAAGCTCCTGACTCATAGTCTTTTAAATAAGATTCAAACGGAGAAACACCAGACGGGTCAGGTTTTGTATAAATATTTTTTAAATCTAAAAGATTTTGTTTTTCATCTTCTAATTTTTGTTCTGTTCTTATAGCTTGATCTGTTTGTTGAAGATCATCGTCAGGTGACATAAAAGTATCTCTTGGTTCTGCTCTATCTGCCTTAACTTGTTTTTCTAAATTCTCAACATCTAAACTTTTCTTATACATTGTATTAATTTTATTAGTCTGATCTAAAACTCTTGTTATCCCTGCAAGTTTTTCCTCTGTCATACCAGGCAATGTGCCAAATCTCTTTAGTGTTTCTTCTTGAAGATTTATTTTTGTTTTGTCCCCTAATGCATAATTAAGTAAACCACTACCTATAGATTCTTTAAGAGTGTTACCTGTTGTCAACATATCGTAACCAACAATTCCTGCTTCAGCTGCAGCGGTAAAAGCTATCGCAGCAGGGCCAAACAAACCACTCAATGTAAAGGCACTACCAAGCGATCTACCTGCTCTTAAAATTTGAGTTGCAAGAGTTGCCTCGTTAGGACCAAGTTTTGCACCTGTCTTAATTACTTTTTCTAATCTATTTCTACCACTTATTGCACACTCCGAAAGACTTGCAGGTCCAGTTGCATAACCTATTCTACCACCCTTGCTAAAAGACTTTCTACATTTAGGATTAGCAGAAAAAGATGCTAATGATTTTTCTAATTGTTTGTATAAAGGAGATCCTTTTTTTACATTTACAGCTTCTTTTAAAACAGCTTGAGAACCAATAGTAGGAAATGTTTTAGCATAACCTGCTCTAATACCTTCTTCTCTTATATTTAAATTTAATCCGGCAAGTTCAGCTAATCTTTTTTTGGATATAACAGAAGAGTATGGATCTTTACCTAATGTAAAAGTTGGAAGTATATCTCTTACAGCTTTTGTTTTATATTGAGGGTCTAATCTATCATACCAACCGCTTCTCCATTGTTGCCAATTATTTATTAATTGTCTTGGTGTAAAAGTTTCTCCCTTAAAATCTACAGTTCCATTTTTTAAAGCCGTCTGTAAGGCAGTTTCATATCTGCCATATTCTCCAATCATACTAGCATGAGCACCTTGATTAAAAGTTCTGTCCATAAAATTTACAAATTGTGTTGAAGAAAAAGTTTGATTTTTATATCCAGAACTTAAACCTGTTATTTCATTTAAATCTATATTAGTGATATCTATCCCTGCTTTTTTTAAAGCAGCTCTTGAGTCATCAATAAAACCTTGATAACTTTTTGTAAAATAATCTTCACCAATTGCATCTTTAATCGTGTTATGTTTTAATCTTTTATAAGCATCATTGTATTCTGTTGGAATACCAGCTCTTCCTGTTTCCAAACCTTTAAATATTTTTTTTGCTGAAACTTTATTTGCTTTTATATTATGTTTAAAATCTCTAAAATTAACTCCAGACATTGCTTGAGCAACTCTTAACATTACATTTGCTCTCTCAGAGTTTGTTAAATTTTTTACCTCACCTAAAGCTTTTACAATTCCTTTGTAATCTCCTTTGTTAAATAAAGATTTAATTTTTTTATTACCTAAAACAAGATTCATATTCTCAATTGTTTTAGGATTAATAGAAGGTGAGTCTATATATGTTTTAACTTTTTTAGCTAAAGCAGCATTGTCTTTTACATAATTAACTTTTTTAACTGATTTTTTACCATCACCTAAATCTATTAAAGTATCAAATTGTTTAGGTTCTAAAGTATCAAATAAAAATTTTTTAAGAAATAAATTTTTTCTACCTTTTGATGCATCTTTTTCTCCTATAGTTTTCATCAAAGCATTATTAATAAAATTACTTTCTGTTTTGGTAACAGGACCATACTGTTTTTTTTCGTAAATAGGAAAATTATATTTTTTAGAAAATTCTTTTGTAGTAATATATCCTTTTGGTGGCTTTTCTCTTTTTAATTCATTGAAATATGAATCTAGTAAATCTGCTTTTTTACCTCCTAAATCATCCCAATCTTTTTTATAATAGCTAGAATTAGGATTATTTTTGTGAGTTTTATTAAACCATTTCTTTTGTTCTTTATTTAAATCTAAAGTTTTTCTACCATCTTTTATTTTGTAAATTCTTTCACCTCTTTCAGCTTGTTGTTTTCTTTCTTCTGGTGAATAATCGCTAGCATACCCTTGCCTCGTGCCACCAAAACCTGGTTGCACTAACATACCACCACCGGCCATGTCTTGTCTTGGATTGTCTCTTATAAATCTGTTGATGGCCTCTATATCTTCAACATCTTCTCTAACTGGAGGAGTGGGTGCTTTGCTTGCAGGGAATACATCCGGAAGATCTGGCTTTTCTTTTTTTACCCGAGTCAGATACTTTATCATCTGTGCGTATTTAAACGGGTTCATTACTCTCCTAACATTCTAGCAATACCGCCTGATGCAAAAGGATCGTAGTCACCCTGTCTTCTTGTAACCGCATCTATCATTTCATCGCCGCCCTCTGTTATGGCTTTAGCTTTATCTCTTCTTTTTTTATTTTCAATAATCTCTCTCATAGTAGGTCCTTTGCCTGTTGCATACTCTTTTAGTTTGGATACGTCTGAGTCTAAATCTCTAATACTTGAACCACCAACTTCATCGACCTCTATATCGTAATCATCAGGACCTGTTTGTCTGCCAACCGGACCTGACTCTGCTGTGGTAAACTCTGCTGATGGTCTTGGATCTCCTTCATCCGGTAATGGTTTTTTATATTCCATTTGCACCGTGTCCTCAAAAACATTTGCATCACTTTCATACTCAACTCTTACAGCACCTTGATCTACGTCTTCTGTAACTCGGACCACGGAACCATCATCAAGTGTTTTTTGGTGAATAGATTGTCTCTCACCTGTCGCAAATTTTTTAGTGACATCGTCACCCTCTGTAATAACTTTATTAACTAATGCATCAAACCACTCTGGCTTACCAGCAACATCATCTGTTTTAATTACAGGAACCTGTTTAACCTTTTGACCTACTTTAGATAATTTAAAAAATTTACCAACAATAGGCACAGCTGCAAGACCACCTAAAATTTTTAAGAAAGTTCTTCGACCCAAGTCTGGTCCATCTTTATAACCAATACGTCCGCCATCAGCTCTTTTTTCTCCAAACATTTTTTCGGTATAGTTTTCTAATACCTTGTCTTTGATATCAGGATATTTTTGATAGAAAGGATCACTCTCTAATTCTTTTCTAAAATTTTGTAAATTATTTTCCATATCTTTTTCTTTCATGTTTTCTAAAACATCTTTCATACGTCTGTTAATAAATATACCAGTGGCTGCAACTGCACCAAGTTCAGGTGCCAGTGATTTCATATCACCTTCTTGTGCTCTTTTTTTAACGCTTTCTAAATAATCTGTGTATGCTTTTTTTGGACTCTTCTGACTTAAACGTTTAAGTAAAGGACCAATACCAAATTTATATCCTGCACGGCCACCCTCTGCAAATTTATATGTAATACCTGCTCT